TGCTTACATGGGTGCAACAGCATACATGGCAGGTAAGCCAATGGGCAACAAAGTAGCAATGTCAAAGGATATGAGATAAGATGGCTTTTAAATTATCATCTAGATCAAGAGGAAAACTAGAAGGTGTATCTCCTGACCTTGTGGCTGTAGTCCACAGGGCCATTGAGCTTACTAAGGTAGACTTCGGTGTGACGTATGGTGTCAGAACCTACGCAGAGCAGGAAGAGTTGTATAACTCTGGCAGATCTCAGACCATGAACAGTAAGCACTTGATCCAAGATGATGGGTATAGCCATGCCGTGGACCTTGTAGCCTATTTTGGTTCTAATGTTTCTTGGGAACTCAACGTCTATGATGACATCTGTGATGCTATGAAAGAAGCAGCTATTGAAGTTGGTTGTCCTCTGAAGTGGGGAGCAGCTTGGTCTGAAGGTGATATCAGAACTTACCCTGGAACAGCAGAGGATGCCATGAATGCTTACGTAGACTTACGTAGGTCACAGGGTCGTAGACCATTCATCGATGCCCCACATTTCGAGAAGATGTAAGCTATGAAGTTCAATGAGATCATAGCTGTTGCAGGACTAGGGTTACTGAGTTGGGGAAGTCTTCAACTCTACCAGATGAATGCTAACATGGCAGTTGTGACCTACAAGGTTGAAGAGAACTACAAAATGATCAAGCCTATGTGGCAAGATTTTTTAGTGAGACAGAACAGAGTTGCAGACAGTAGATGAGATGGTTAGTCCTCTTTCTATTTTTATCTGGGTGTGGTCTAACCTCCCTACTTCCATTTGGTGGGTCTGGTGGACCTACAGTCAACAGTAATGCCCAGATAGGAAAAGAGAACAGACAGGCTGCAGTAACCTTTGAAGAAGAGATTACAGCAGGTAGAGATGTCGTTCAAACAACAAAAGAGATAGAGACAGGTTCTGTGGAAACTCTAGAGATATTTAACACAAACATACCCCCTTGGGTCATTGTATTACTGATACTGGGTTGGTTGTTGCCCACACCTACAGAAATGGCTAGGGGTTTCATGAATTTTGTGTTAAGGTTATTTGGGCGTAAAGATAATCCTAAGTACGATAGATATAAGTAAGAAAAGGATAGGGGTAAGATAGTGAACGTCCCATGTTCCCCCTGACATTACCATGAGTATACCTGAACGAGTCAAAAACAAAATGAAAGCTGTTGGCCTTAAAGGGGTCAACAAACCACAACGTCTTAATGATGATAGTGGTAAGTCTCATCACGTTATGGCCTCTGAAGGTGGTAAGTATAAGTATATCAAGTTTGGTCAGAAGGGTGTGAAAACCAATCAGACTGCAGGACAACGAGAGGCGTTTAAGTCTCGCCACGCAAAGAATATCAAAAAGGGTAAGATGTCTGCAGCATACTGGGCTGATAAAGTAAAGTGGTCACCCTCCAAAACCAAATCCTCTTCTACGAAGTGGAAGAAAGGCTCGTAATGTGGATAGGAATCCTCCTAGTCTGCTTTGATCCTATGGCCCTATCTTGTAAGATTATAGCAAAACCAGAACCCTTTTACTCTGAACAGGCATGCTTAGAAGAAGCAGAACAAATAACTGCTAACATAAGAGCAGGAGGAGCTTACGCTACACCGCACTGCCATAAGGTTGAAGGAGGCAATACGTAATGCCACTAAAAAAGAAATCAACAGTAAATGCTGCAGGTAACTACACCAAACCTGGTATGCGTAAACAATTAGTTGCTCAAGTTAAAGCAGGGTCTAAAGGTGGTAAACCTGGTCAGTGGTCTGCTCGTAAAGCTCAAATGGTAGCCAAGCAATACAAGGCTAAAGGTGGGGGCTACACATCATGAGAGCACCTCAGAAGTCTCTTAAGAAGTGGGGTCAACAGAAGTGGAGAACTTCTGATGGGTCTAAGTCTGAAGGTAAGAAGAGATACTTACCTGACAAAGCCTGGAATGCGTTAAGTGCCAGTGAGAAAGCTGCTACTAACAAAGCTAAAGCTGCAGGAAACAAAAAGGGAAAGCAGTTTGTAGCACAGCCTAAGGGTGTAGCTAAAAAAGTAAAACCGTACAGAGCCAGTAAGGGTGGGTTGGCTAAAACAACAAAGAGAAAATAATGCCCTTTCTAACAAGCAGTATCCCTTACTTTAAGGCTTGGGTTCGTAGAGAATACACAAAGAATCTAGAAGAGTACCAAGGAGAGTTCTTACATGCTATGGTGATTGGAGTCACCACAATGCCTAACAGAACTCTAAGTTTCCAGGTTATCTTTACAGGTTGCGAGTCAGACTTTGACGACTCAGAGAATGTACATGGTGGGGCAATGTGGGCAAGAATGCCTCTGACAGCCCTTGTAGCAGACACTCCACTACAGGAATGGCCTACTGAGCTACCACCCTACCTAGCACAACCCTGGGATTGTATGTCACATACACACTCAGTATATAAATTAGAAAGAGCTAGTCCTGCTCCTTGGATAGCAAAAGTAGATGGACAGTTCTACCCTGCAAAGTATTACTTCACTGTAGACTATACAGACAACGAAGTAGCAGATGATCCTGCACAACACAAACAGTCACATGTCTTAGAGTTGTTGGACGCAGGAGAATACACAGGTAACATTGTTGCGTTACCCAATAATAGAGTGAGAGTAACTCACCCTGCTTGGTTTGAGACTGGTCAAGGTGCTCCTGACTTCAAACCTAATCAGCATACTTACAACTCAAAAGAAGACGTAGACTATGTTTGGGATACGCAACGAGTATTTAACAATTTATATAGTGAGGAAGAATCATGAAAATGAAGAAAAAAGGTTATGCAATGGGTGGTCTAAAAGCTCCTAAAGCAAATCAAACAGGACTAAAAAAATTACCTAAATCAGTTCGCAACAACATGGGTTACATGAACAAAGGTGGCATGACTAAGAAAAAAGGTTATGCTAAAGGTGGGGCCATGATGAAAAAGAAAGCTTATGCCAAAGGTGGTAAAGTAGCAATGTACAACCAAGGTGGTATGATTAAGTCTACAGGTACTTTGAATACTGGTGTTCGTCAGGCTAAGAATACTTACAAGTAAGGAAAAAGATAATGGCTGCTCCTTTATTGTATTACGTTGTAGTTGGTGGAAGTAGAATTGCTTACAACTATGCTCGTAAAAAACTAGCACAAGAAATGGCTAAAAGACTTGGTGGTAAAGTCACCACAGTTAAACCAAAGGGAAAAACAATCAAAAAAGGCCCAAGCCCTAGTGCTCCTGGTTCAAGCCCTAAGCTTAACCAACCACAGGCAGCAGGTTCTGGCAAGTTCCAGAAGCCTAGCCCTAGTCCTGCTCCTAGAAGAGGCACTGAGCCTAAGAAGCCTGAGGCTCCTAGCAGCACTTCACCTGCAAGACCTAAAACAGATAAAACACCTGCTACTAATACAAAGAAACCAAGTGTACCTTCTAAAGCACCTGGTGGAACAAGAGGTAGATACACAGGTGGTCGTGGTCGTAAGAAGCCTAAGACAATGGATAAGAGCCTAGTTAGAGAACGTCCTAACTTGCCTCCTAAGCCACAGACTAGCAGACCTGCTCTTCTTAGGGACTCAGCACGTCCTAGTGCTCCAGAGATTGATAAGGATTCAATCAGAGATACAACTAAGAAGGGTCCAGAGAAGCGTACATCTCCAAAGCCTCCTAAGAAGCAAGAGGGTCCAAGCAAACGTGGAAGACCAACTAAGACTAAGAAGATGTCACCAGGTTCTTCACCTAGACCTAAGCTACGTCCTGACACAAAGAAGGCTGATACAAAGAAGACTAATAAGAGATCTACATCTCCTAAGCCTAAGTTAGATCCACTAAAGGGTTGGTCAGATTCAAGACGTAAAGCACTTAAGTCTGATAAGATTGGTAAGGACGCAGGTGATGGTATGGTCTGGATTGTTATGGGTAACTCAAATGCTCTTACCAGAGTTAAACCAAGCGATCCAAGAGTAGCTGAACAGAAGAGGTTAAAGAAGTTACTATGAAGATAGAAGGTAACAGAGTAGTAAGCAAGATGGGTGATGTCTTAGCTGAAAAGATTAATGGAGTCTGGGAAAGCAAAGAACAGCACGTCCTTGACTTCATTAACTCTCAAAGTGAAGAAAAGCCTAAGCCCAAACCTAAAGCTAAGAAAAAGAAAGCTGAACCAAAAGAAGAGTACGAACTAGAAATGGTTCGTGCTCGTGATGAGAATGGGCACTTCATTGCTGATGATCCTGAGACTGAAGTCAATGAGGCTTGGGTAGTCAAAACAATCAAGAAGGTAGTTAAGAAGTAATGTCCTTTTCTCAGCAGGGTAAACCAGCACGTATTAAATCAGTGTATGGTCATAATACAGGAACTACAACAGAAGAAGTGTACGTTTGCCCTGCTAACTGCACAGCAGAGGTTACATTCATTCACGTTGTAAACGGTGGGTCTGGTAACAATACTGTCGAGGTTGAGTGGTATGTAGATGCTGACAGCTACACGTCACACTTCCTAAAAGGTAAGAATATAGGGAATGGTGAATACGTAAGCTTTCCTAATATTGACCTAGTTCTGCAGCCTGGAGACAAGATTCAAGTGACTCCATCTTCTGCAGGACACATAGATACAATCGTTACTGTAACTGAGACCTTTGTACCAGTAGGGTAACAGGGTTGCAATTTTTATAATAGTGTAGTATAACTAATAGCATATAACTACTCCTGCCCAGTTAGGGCTAACACATAGGAGTAGTAAAATGAAAAATTGGTTTATCAAAGTTTTAAATAAAATGATTGAAGCAAGACAAGCCCAAGCAAATGCTCGTATTGCTGAAATGCACCTCTGGAGAATGTCAGACAGAGAACTGAATGATATCGGTATTGGTCGAGGTGATATTAAGAGAGTAGTTCAAGAAGGCAAATGATTTGTACATTAGTGTTTACAACCCTTACACATGCTTGGTTAAGTAACCAAAATACTTTTGTAAGGGTTTGTCACTACCAATGTAAATCAGAACTAAGAAAAAGAGTTTATTATATAGATCCAGATGATTTATGCCCAACTTCTTTTGAAGTGAGTTCTTTGGGAGGAGACTCATGGACCCAGTTACAATTATTAGTGGGGCTACAGTCGCCTTCAATGCCTTAAAGAAAGGCTTTGCTGTTGGTAAGGATCTGCAGGATATGTCCAGTCAACTGACGCAGTGGGCAGGTCATATGGCAGATCTAGGCCAAGCTGAGAAGAAAGCAAAGAACCCCCCTTGGTGGAAATCACTGGGAGGGTCTGTCGAAGCAGAAGCTATGGAAATTTTTGCAGCCAAACGTAAAGCAGAGTCCATGAGAAAAGAACTCAAGTCTTATATCAGCTTTACGATGGGGCCATCAGCTTGGGATGAGCTAATAGCCATCGAAGGAAAGATACGAAAGCAAAAGAAAGAGCAAGAGTATCGTAAGGCTGAACTACAAGAAACTATAATTACTTGGACATTAGGTATTTTAATGTTTATAGTAGGTGTAAGTATTTTAGGGTTTATACTTTACTTAACAGTATGATAAAAAAGGTTGGGAATAAGTACCACGTATACGACAAAAACGATAAAGTACTTATTATAACAACCTACAAACGAATAGCAGAGAATACTGACAGGAAATCAAATGGCAAGAAATCTAACAGAAAAGCAGCAAAAGTTTCTTGATGTCCTCTTTGATGAGGCCAAAGGAGACCCTGTGACTGCTAAGAAGCTTGCAGGATACGCTGAAGGTGTTTCTACTTCAGGTATCGTTAATGCCTTGACAGACGAGATTGCAGAGCTTACAAAGAAATTCATAGCACAATCCTCTACTAAAGCTGCGTATACTATGTTCTCTGTTATGGCAGATCCTACTGATCTGGGTGTAAAAGAAAAGATGTTAGCAGCTAAAGACATTCTAGATCGTGCAGGATTTACAAAAACAGATAAAGTAGAAGTAAAAGCATCTGAGCCTTTATTTATTCTACCAGCGAAAGAAGATGAGTAAGAGAGCATCCACTGCAGATCATCCAACCAAAGTAGACTGGCAGATACCACTTCAAGGAGAGAATGGAGAGTGGTATCCTGTTGTAAGAGTAGGAAGACACGTACCATTTGGTTACAAACAGGATGAAGAAGACGAAATGCTTCTGATTCCTATCCCTGAAGAACTAGAACTTTTAGAAAAAGCAAAGTTGTTTCTTAAAGAATACAGTGTTAGACAAGTAGCTAAGTGGTTGTCTGAGCAGTCTGGTAGAAACATCTCACATGTAGGGTTATATAAACGTGTCAGAATGGAAGAAAAAAGGCGAAGGTCTTCAAGCAACTACCGTCAGTATGCCAAAAAGTATAAAGAAGCGTCGAGGAAGAGCAAGAAGATCGAAGAAGAAAGACTTGGTGGCAAACACACCAGAAGTCTCGACACAGACGAAGAGTACATCGAACTCAGAGATGGAGAGTGTTGCCCCTTCTGTGGTCAAACAAAAGGTGATCTTCGAGCCAAACCCAGGGCCACAGACTAGGTTCCTAGCAGCTACAGAACAAGAGGTACTATATGGTGGGGCAGCAGGAGGTGGAAAAAGCTATTCGTTGGTTGCAGACCCAGTTAGGTACTTTGCAAACCCACATGCACGAATGCTACTTGTTCGTCGTAGTACAGAAGAGCTTAGAGAACTTATCTCTGTAAGTAAGCAGCTTTATCCTCAGGCCATCCCAGGCATCAAGTTCATGGAAAGAGATAAGACTTGGGTTGCCCCTAATGGTGCTACACTTTGGATGTCTTACCTTGACAGAGATGACGATGTTATGAGATACCAAGGTCAAGCCTTTAACTGGATTGGGTTTGACGAACTTACACAGTGGCCTACTCCTTATGCTTGGAACTATATGAGGTCACGTCTACGTGCTACAAAAGCCAGTGGATTACCTCTCTACATGAGAGCAACATCAAACCCAGGTGGCCCAGGTCATCAATGGGTAAAGAAACACTTCATTGATCCTAATATTCCAGACAAACCTTTCTGGGCGACAGATGAACATGGTGAAGTAATATGTTGGCCTAAGGGTCACAGTCGAGAGGGTGAGCCTCTATTTAAACGTAAGTTTATTCCTGCTACTCTCTTTGACAACCCTTATCTATCTGAGGATGGAATGTATGAAGCCAACCTTTTATCTTTGCCTGAGCATCAGCGAAGACAGTTGCTTGAGGGTGACTGGGACATTAACGAAGGAGCAGCTTTCCCAGAGTTTAACAGACGCATACACGTTGTTGAACCATTCGATATTCCAAGCAACTGGGTACGTTT